AACGGGGCCGAGGTCGCGGGCTGGGCGGCCAACGTGCGCACGGGCGACGGGAAGGTCCTCGGAATCACCTCGGACAAGTACGAGGTGGTGCAGAACTCCAGGGCGTTCGAGTTCGTAGACGCGATTGTAGACGGGAAGAACTCGCGGTACGAGACCGCGATGTCCCTCAGGGAGGGAAGGCTCGTGGTCCTGCTCGCGAGGCTGGGCGGCCGGAAGATACTGGACGACGAGGTCGCGCAGTACCTCTGCTTCGCGAACGGCCACGACGGCAAGACCCCGGTGCGGGCGTTCGACACGAGCACTAGGGTGGTGTGCGCCAATACGTACCAGATGGCGCTCCGGGGAGCCAGAAGGGTGTGGGCCTTCGAGCACTCGTCCGGGGTCAACGGAAGGCTCAAGATGGCCCAGGATACGCTGGTCAACGCGAGGGCGTATATGGACGCCCTCGAGCGGAGGGCCGGGGAGCTATACCGGCAGAAGGTATCGCGAGACCAGCTCGACCGTATCTTGGAGCAGGTCTACGGGGACGAGAAGGACGAGGAGTTCGAGGGCTCTCTGTTCAGGGCGAAGAGGATTGTCATGCTCAAGGACCGGCTTGTCGAGATCTATGACAACAAGGGCGACCTTTCGAACATGCGGGGGACCGCGTGGGGCGTCTACAACGCGTTCGCCGATGTGGCGGCGCACGCGCGGCCGACCTACGACGGCCCGAAGGCGCGTGAGCGCAGGTTCTTGTCGTATGTGGATGGCAACGGGCTCCTCAAGGTCGCGCAGGCGGCCATAGAGGCGGTGGCGGCGTGAAGGGAGGTGATGCTATTTGAGCTGCAATTATTGCGGGTCGCGTCATCATAAGGATAACGATTGTCCCGACGCGCAGCAGTAGGAAGGGCCCGTCTCGAGGCGTTGCGCCGGGGCGGGCCCTTGGAGTATAATGAAAGAAGGAGGCGGAAGGATGGCTAGCGAGAGGGCGGTGCAGGATGCGGTGAGGGAGCTGGGGCAGGCCCAGTGGGCGTGCGGGGTGCTCAAGGCCAACAAGCATCCGGCCTTGAAGAGGAAGATGGGGCTGGGGCAGGGGACGGACTACAGCGCGCAGGTGATGAACGCGGAGAAGTATCTTTGCGACTCGGCGTTCGCCCTGTCCATAACGATAAGCTTCATAGAGCGCGGCCCGCTCGGGTGGCTCCGCAGATTGCAGATGCAGAGGTACGTGAAGAAGGTCGACGGAGAGGTCGTGAGGAGGAGTAGTGGACAGCCTGAGCCGAAGCCGGCGCTCCGAGTTAATGTTTCAGATAAGGTCTTACGGTACCCTCGTAGAGATAAACAAGATCATATACCGGCGCCTTGACGCGGCTTCGGGGGCGTGGTATACTAGGGGGCGCGGAGGCTTCGAGTGTCGTTAATGGAGACGTTCTCTGAGGAAAACTGGCACAAGGCCAGGAAGTTGCTCGAAGAGGGCAACTTTGAGGACACCGCGGCGGCCCTGGTCGGGGTGTCGCGGTCCTGTTGGCTCAAGTGGAAGAGGGCCGGGAGGGAGCTCCTGCGGCAGATAGATGAGGGCCTCACCGAGGCGGGGGCTCTGAGCTACGAGGACTCCAGGCCTATTAGGTTTGTACAGATGATAGACGCGGCCCGTCACGAGGCGGTCGCCGCGCACATCCGCAATATAAAGACGGCGGGGACCAACCCAGACAGATGGCAGGCCTCCGCGTGGTACCTCGAGCGCACCAACCCGGCCAGATTCGGCAAGAAGGACTCGCTTAATCTGCGGGGGGCCGTGGCGCACGCGAGTCTGGGCCTCACCGCCGAGGAGGAGGAGGCCGCCAAGGCCTTCCTGACGTCCGAGTTCCCCGGCCTGCTCGGCCGCGGTGAGGAAGATGCCGGCTCTGACTGATCGCGAGGCCTCGCTGGTGCGGGGTCTTTCTGTGGTCTCCCCGGCCCTATACGTGGCCCCGTTCCATAGGACCCACAAGAACAAGCCGCTCGACTTCAAGAACAACCCGTGTATGAGGGAGGTCTACGCGGACCCTTCCACAGACCAGACGCACATAAAGTCGACGCAGAACGGAATCTCCGAGTTCCTGCTGGCCCTGCTGTTTGGGCTGTGCCTGTCGGGGCGTAACGTCTTTCACGTCATGCCTACGATACAGCTCTCGGCACGGTTCGTGCGCGAGAGGTTCGACAAGACCGCGGTCTACACCTCGCTGTACCACTCGAGGATGTCGGGCTCGAGCAGCGGGGCCGACAACGTCGGTATGAAGCAGGTGGGTATGGGTACGACGGCGTTCGTAGGATCCAACTCACCGTCGTCCTTCACGGAGTTCGTAGCAGACGCCTACGTCATAGACGAGCAGGACCGGTGCGACGAGAGCAACGTGCTCATGTCCGAGGAGAGGCTCGCCGCGTCGGATCTGCGCATGAAGATCCGGAGCTCCAATCCTACCGTGACTGGTAGGGGGATAGACCTCGAGTACGCGTCCACCGACCAGCTCGAGTGGCACCTCAGGTGCGACGGGGGGCACTACGTCCTGCCGGACTTCTTCAAGCACGTGGTCAGGCAGGAGGATGACGGGGTTTACGTGGTGGTGGACGCGGATTGGGACCCGCGGTCGCTGCAGAGCCCGCTCGGCCTGCCGGACGCCAGGCTCGTGTGCGACAGGTGCGGGCGGTTCCTCGACAGGCGGGGGGAGGGGCGGTGGATCCCCTTGAATCCAGGCGCGGGGCGGAGGGGCCGGCGGTACACCAAGCTGCACACCACGAACGTCACCTTAAATGAGCTCCTCTATAGGTTCTCCAAGGCTGAGGGTAACGACGAGCTCATGGAGAGGTTCTGGAACGCGGACCTCGGGCGGGCCTACGACGCTCCGGGGGCCAGGGTCACTTCGGCCATGATAGACTCGTGCAGGGGGGATTGGCCCCTCGGGCAGGTCCCGGCCGACGGCTTCCTGGTGGTGGGCGTGGACGTCGGGACCTTCTTCAACGTCGCGGTGCTGCACGGACGATACGGGACGCCGGGGCTCCGGCTGGTGGACGCCTTCGCCTGCAGGGACGCGCAGGAGGTCAAGGAGGCCGTGGTCCGGTACGGGGCTAGGTGCCTCGTGATAGACGGAAACCCCGAGCCGCGCACCTCGCGCGCTATAACGGCCTTGATGCCCGCGGGGTCCGTGGGGCTCCTCTGTTACTACGCGAAGGGAAGGCACGACCAGGTCTCCGGGGACGTGGTGACGGTAGACAGGACCTCGGCCTTGGACAACGTCAAGGCGGCGTTCGCCACGGGGGGGCTCGGGCTTCCCTCGAACGTGGATGCCGTGGACGGGTTCTATGACCAGGTGGAGGCGTCCACGAGGATCTACGACCCGGACCTCAACAACGGCGAGGGTGGCTACCGGTGGGTGGAGGGCTCGAGGCCCGACCACTACTTTCACGCGGTGGGCTACGCGCTCATAGCGGCCAGGCTCCTCACGATGGCCGGGAGGCAGTAGGTGCAGGCTTTTTCGATGGCGTCCCTTGACAGGTTGGGCCTGCCGCAGACTAAGCAGGAGCTCGAGCGTCGGGGAATAAATGTCTACACCGCGTCCGAGCTCGTCGGAATAACCGGCCGGGGCAGGGACGGGAAGATGATATCGGGGGAGATCGAGGTCCCGCTCTTCGGGCTGTCGATCTACGACCGGGTATCGATCTTTCAGAGGTGCGACTCGGTCTTCGGGGTAATCACGTCCAGGTCCAACAGGGTTTCCGGGCTCGAGTGGAACGTCACGAAGGAGTCGAAGCAGGAGGACAGGCTCGAGGCCTACCTCAAGTCCGTCAAGCAGATATGGACCGAGTACGAGAACCAGGGGGTGCTCGGTGCGGTGGTTCGCGGCCGGATGGTGAAGATAGCGAAGTTCTACCTCCCGGACCTCCTGGCGGACATGAGCAACTTCGACAGGGCGCTCCTCAGGTGGCACAGGCGGATACAGCAGCAGAACGAGGATCGATCCACCGAGATCGAGGACTGGCTGCACGAGCCCAACTCAGAGGACGACTGGGAAGACTTCGTGAAGAAGTGGGTCAATGATCTCTTGGTGCACGGGGGCGACGCGATCTATAAGCAGAAGGTCCTCGGGACGCTCGAGAACCTATATCATCTGCCGGGCGGGTCTTGCGTTCCTTTGAAGGGGCGCTTCGTGTCGGCCAAGAGGATGTTCGCCCAGGCCATGCCGGGGATAGACCCGAAGATCTACTTTCCCGACGAGATAGTCTACTCGGCGTACATGCCGATGTCCGGGATAGCCTACGGGGCGATACCGCTCGAGGCGCTGGTCAATAAGGTGGCGGAGACGCTGTTCTTCGACCAACGGGCGGCCGAGGCGGCCGACGGCACTAGGCCCCCCGAGAAGGCGATAATCTTCGGCGAAATGAATCCTTTCGGGGGAGCCTCGTCGCTCACCGGGCCGGACATGTTCGACGTGCCAATACCGCGCGAGGAGGCGGCCCGGCTCGAGACCATCCTCAACGAGCCCAGGATGAACGCTATG